AATGAGGTGAAAGATGGCAGAGGACGTCGAGAGCATTCCCGTCGAAGGCGGGGAGGTAAGTGAACCCACAGGAGACGGCGACACCAGCACAGGACAATGGCCCGCAGAGGTTCAGGCCGAATATACCAAGAAAACCCAGGCGCTTGCCGAAGAGCGAAAAGCGTGGGAGGCCCATCGGTCCCAGGAACACCAGCGATTGCAGCAGTACCAGAACCAGTTGGCCCAGCATGGTCATGCCCAGCAACAGGCCGCGCAACAGGCGAGCCAACAGCAGGCACACGAGCAGAACGGGTCAATGCTCGATCAATTGCGAAAGATGTCGTACATTGACGGGAATACTGCCGCACAGCTGATGGAACGGATCATCAATGAAGGGCTTACCCCGATGCACCAGCAGCAACAGCAGCGCGATCAAGCACTGTCTATGCTGGCTCGTGAGAACAAAACGCTGAAAGCGGCGATGGAGCAATCGCAGGGAAAGCAGGCCGAACAGGACCTCACCACGAAGTATGCGTCAGTTCGTGATCAACATGGACTTCCCGACAACGAACACATCAATAGGTTGCTCAAGGATGTGTATCTCTCGTATACCGACTGGGGTGAAAACAGCACGGAATACGGCGAGAAGATCGGGAACCGTGTAGAGGGGTTGCGAAAGACGTTCCGGGAGATGGACCGTGAGGCCGCGTTGAAGGCGAAACAGTCACCGTTCCCGTCACGGGGCGGCGAATCCTCGCTCACAAGCGGCAAGACGGGTGGGTATAAAACCCCCGAGGAGCGCACCAACGAACTGTGGCCGATGTTGAATCCTGGGCAGACGGAATAAACGCCGCCCTCCTGCGTAGTGGCAGCAGGCCACACATAGGAGCGTCATGGCGAGTACCACTGATGTTATCGAAGCACTGAAATACACCTACGGGGTCGATCAGGTCCTGCACCTCGTCAACCAAGAGGTCGTCTGCTGGAATATGTTCCAGAAGATGGCGAAACCGGTTGGCGGGCGTGGGCAATTCATCATGCCGATCATGGTGAAGAACCCCGGTGCGTGGACGGGGCTCGCGGAAGGGGGCACACTTCCGTCAAATCTCGACCCAGACACCACCGAGGCAACGTTCTCCCTCACGGAATTTGCGGGTCTCTACAATATGTCTTGGAAACTGCTCCAAGACGCCCGGAATTCAAAGTTTGCCTTTCAGACCGCCCTCAAGATGATGGAGGCGGGGTTCAGGCGACGCGTCCTGAAGCTCCTCAATGCCGATCTCATCTCGGACGGGTTGGGTAAACTCGCCGTGTTGCCCGCAGCGGACAACGACACCACCATTACGGTCAACGCGCTCCCCAGCGTGGACTTGGGCCTCGTGGTTGATGTCATGGACGCGAGCGACAACAACACCAAAATCGGGGACTCCCGCACGGTCACGGCGATTGATACCGCCAATCGGACCATCACTATTAGTGGGGCGTCCTTGAGCGGCACCGCCGCTGGGGACTACTTTGTCATTCAAGACACCGTAGCGACCGCTTACTCGTATCACACCAACGGACTGCTGGGCATCATTGACAATGCGGATCCGCCGGCCCCCAAGGGTGATTTTGGTGGGATCGACCGGGGCACCGCCGGCAATGAGTTCTGGGAATCCGTGGTGCTGGACAATAGCGGGACGAATCGGGCGCTCACCGAAGACCTCATGATGCAGCTTGAGGACAACGTGCGCGAAAAGGGTGGGGCATCCTTGAACACCTACCTCTCGAATCTGGCCGTGGTGCGTCGATACCATGAACTCCTGCGCGAAGACACTTACTTCGCGATGGGATCCCCGAAGCAGTTCGACAGTGGCGTGGGCGTGGGCCGTGAAGGCGGTGCCCAGCAGAAAGGCAAGGATGGCGGCGACGGACGCACCATCTATCGCTTCTCTGGAAAACCCTGGCACGTCGATCCGTACTTCGCGGCAAACACCATCATTGGGATGGACACCAAGCACTTCTACATCGGGCATGGCGAGAATGCGGTGCCGCGTCCGGTGTCGGAAATCTTCGACAATACGCCGTTCTTCCGACAGACCTCAAATACGACCTTTGAGGTGGCGTGGTACTGGCAGGGCGACCTGCTCAGTGATAACCCCGCTGCTGGCGCGAAAATCGAAGACATTGCTGAATCGTAAACTGAGTAGGTGAGGGGGAGGGCTCTGTCCTCCATGTCCTACCAGGGATGCACGCGCACCCCTCCCCCTCGCTTCGCCAGGAGACATCATGGGGATCAAAGCGATTGCACGGTTAGCTCCGGTTCTTGTCCAATATCGTACGTCAGCCGGTGAAGCGGCGGATGTCCATATCTTCGTCGCGGATCGGGACTACGAGATCATGGATGTGCGGGAAACCCATAGCGTGGTCGGCGCGGGTAGCAGCACGTTGGATGTCGGCGTGTCGGCGTCGGGCACGGCCCCGGCGAGTCTCACCACGGCGCTGAGTTCCGCCTTTGCCCTCGACAGCACGGTGAATGTGCCCGTGCAGGCGACGTTGACCACAACGCTGGGGAATCGGCTCATTGATAAGGGGGAGCAGCTCTCCGTCAACATTACGGGGACTGTCACGAATCTCGAGAGCAGCGTGAGCGTGATCTTGAAGCCGATTCGGAATAATTCCAGTTACTAAGGAGGCGCATGAAGACGGTTGAAGAGTTCGATCCGGCGACCTACTCCCTTGAGGAGAATGAGTTCTTCTTGAAGCACCTGGGTGAATCACCACTGGCGGTGATGCAGCACCCCCTGCCGACCGGCGTGAATCCGGCAGCGGTGCAGTCGGGATTGGGGCGGATCTACGAACTCGCGCAGCTCGAGGAGCATCAGGGTGTCAAATGGGTCGGTCTCGAGAAGATTGCCGCCTCCATGACGTGCTACCTGACTGAACGCGCCAAGTGGAAGGACATGGCGAAGCGCGGGGCGCCGGCGCTGCCGTCCATGCACGCGTGGGACGGCAAGGGACGCCCCCATCGAAGCGGAATCGGTTCGGATTCTGGCAAGGTCTCGACCTATTTCGCCGAGAATGGCGAACGAAAACGCTTTGCGGTTCCATTGGTCGATATCATCCCGGAAGCCTTCTCAGCCCCATGGGTCAAGAAGGAGGAACCGATTCCCGATGCCTGCGTCGAGGACGCCGAGAAGGGCACCATGCAATGTCCCATCGATGGCTATTCCACGTCATGGAATGTGGACTCCCGGCAGGCGTATAACTTGGCACGGGCGCGAATGGCGCGGCATTGCAAGACGAGCAAGGATGTCCGTGTGCAGGAGTTCGGAGTCAAGGTCTTTGGATGACGATGACGCCCCCGATTGAGACGGAGCTCAAATATTGGCATCCGAATCGCTTTGGGGTGCGGTTTGCACCGCAGCCCTTCCGTGGCGACCTGCGGGCCGTGCATCCCGACCTCGATGTGACGTGGCACCCGGTCCGGGAACGCTGGCTCGTCTGGTATCGCCGCCCGCGCATCGCCCATCATCTCTGTCCGGGGTGGCTACTCCTGTTCGTCGTTGAAACCTCCGCCGGGGGGTATGTGCCCTTGGACGCCCGGACCTTTGCCGCCGTCTATGAGCAGAGCGGATTCAAGTGGGGATCGGGAAAAGCCTATTGGGCGCGGGTCGAGCGGGAAGCCCAGCGTGAGCGGGAGGACGCTGACGCCGAACGAGAGCATGTTTTGGAGGATGTGGGGTCCGAACATTGGGACCACACCAAGATTCAGGTCAGCATGCGCGGGTCGTCCAATGGCAGTAAGTTCGTCCGACATCATGCAGGAGACTAAGCATCATGGCGACCGGGCAGACCATCCTCAACCTGATGGAGGCGCTTGATCGGGGGCTACAGCTCCAGTCCGGTGAATCCGGTGTTACCCTCGCCCTTCGGGCCGCCAATGCCGCCCAGGACTACCTGGAGTCGCTGCTGGCCCTCCAGCCCAACAGTTTCCTCTCCTCGACCGGCACGGTCACAACCACGGCGGATACCGAGACCACCACCTTCCCATCCGGGTTGATCCGCGTCGACCGGTTGCAATACCTCAACGCCTCTACAAGTCGCCCCGCGTGGGATCTGGAATGGGTGGGTTATATCGGCGACCAAAATGGCGCACAGCTAACCGATTCCGGCGTGCAGCTCGATACCACGTCCACGGGTAAGCCCCGACGCTACTCCACCAATGGGCGCAATATTTACTGGGGGCCGCTGCCCGACGCCACGCATTCAGTGCGCTATTACGGGCTTGTCGCGGCTGACGACATCACGGCGTCGGGGACGTTTGCCTATCCCGATATCGCGATCACGGCGGTCGCGGATTACGCCGTGAAGTTGCTCCGTATCGGGAAGGATGATGATGCCCAGCCCGTCTCGGCGGTGGGGGTGGAAATCTTCACGCCCTGCATCGAACTGCTTGGACGCTTTAACCGCGACCGGGCACCAGGGTATGACTATCGGTATTACCACTCGACCTAGGGAGGCGTGATGGCGAAGCAGGTTGATTTTCAAGACACCCGGGACGTGCAGCTCGTGAAGCGGGCAGTTATTGATGATGCGTCCAGTGGGGATAACACGCTGGTGGCGGCGGTGACCGGGAAGAAGATCCGTGTCTTGGCCCTTGTCGCCACGATGACCGGCACGGCGGTGACAATTCGCTTTGAGGACGGCGCGGGCGGCACGGCCCTGACTGGGCAGATGGGTCCCACGGCGGGCCAGACGCTCGTGTTCCCCTTTAACCCGGTCGGGTGGTTCGAGACCTCCGATAGCACCTTACTGAATATGGAACTCGGCGGGGCGCAATCGGTGGACGGGGTACTGGTCTACATCGAGGCGTAAATGGCTGAGAAGACAGAGACAGCAGTCCGGCGGCGCACTTATCCAACCTTGGTGGACGTCTTAACGCCATCTGTGGTGACCGGGGGCGGATTTCCCTTGGGGGGCGTCATGGAGGACGTTGATGATGCCCTCCTGGGCCTTACAGGCATCATCGGTGAGATGATCCCGCAGACCCCCTTGGATTTCGCGCTTGAGTTCGGGCTTCCGATTCCAGGGAGTGGTCGTCTTGCATCGCAGGTGGGCCGTCGGTGGGATAAGATTTTACGAGCATTGGATGATACGGCAGTCGGGGATCTCTATGATGCCATCCTGCGTCGATTGCCGACATCACCGCCCGCAGACGTAATCGGCTCACGCGTCAACTCCATCACAGATATTGGAGAGCACTTGCCCGGCGGCGGTATTAGCCGCACCAACCGAGGGTTCAATCGAGAGGCGCGAAGTATTCAAGGTGGGTCGGATCGTCCCACGCGCCTGGGGGATCCCACGCGGACCGTGCACGCGGAATCGACGGGGCGACCAGGAGAGTACTTCCTCGACTGGCGGCTGCGGGATGATGTCTACGCGACGCCGCGTTCTGGTCCGAGAGTTCCCCGGGACCAGCAAGGCTGGGAGAGACGCCCTAATCCGGCCCATGTAGAGCAACTCAAGCAAGATACAGCCTGGGCGCGACGTCGAGGTCGAGCCGTAGATCCAGCCACAGAGCGGCTCCGTAGACGACAAGAGGGCGCGACACCCGGTGCGGGACCGTTGGATCGACGCCCAGTAGACCAGCCCGGGGCGCTTCCGATGCATTTGAGGAGCATCATCCCAGAGAGCGTAGGGGCCGTGAATCCCAATGCGCTGTGGCGAATGCCCGGATTTCCCAACCGGCAATTCCCATTGCGTCAGCCCCGATGGGGCGGCGGAATGACAGGAGGCCCGGTAGTTCCTGGTAGTTGGCGGTCTCCTGGACCGTGGCGGCGTCGTCGAAGGGGCTCCGACTAAATGGCTGATATCCAAGTTGCTAACACCGATGCGGACCTCTCTGGCAACACTGTTGTCACCGAGGAGAACGCCTATACCATCACCGGCCTCCACACCTTTGACCGCGATCCCAATGCGCCGTTTGCGGTGGTCTCTGGGTCGGCGGTGGTCGCGAATCTTGATGCGGACCTGTTGGACGGGCAGGAAGGCGCGTATTACCTCGCCGCGGCGAACGCCACCGGGACGTTAGCTGTAAATCGAGGAGGCACGGGCGCGGCCACCTTCACGGACGGCGGGATCTTGTTGGGAAGTGGCACCTCGGCCATTACCGCAACAGCGGTACTCGGCGATGGCGTCATTCTGATTGGAGACGCCTCTGGCGATCCCACCACGTTGGATGTGGGGAGTTCCACGGCAATCACCATTCTCGGCACGATTGCCACTGGCGTTTGGAACGGCACGGCGGTCACGGTCGCCTATGGGGGCACGGGGGCCACCTCCCTGACGGACGGGGGGGTGTTGCTGGGG